TATATGAATTACGTATCCGGTACCACAAAGCCGTCTTGTTGGCGTCCTAAAGTAACTCAGGTTCGACCTGATCCGTCAATTATACAAGACGCTGTTGACGAACTGTTCCCACACCACCACGAAGTAGATGACAGATTTTTCCAAGAATGGGTTGAGACCCATGACATCGATCTTGAAGTTTCTAATTGTGATATCGACCTGTCCAATTTTAACGATTGGACTAAAGGTTCGGGATCGCGATTAATTCCTACATTGTCTGTTGGTGGTTTGTCACATAGAGTCCCGACTCAACGCGAGGCATTATTAGCCGTGAAAAAACGGAATATGAATGTGCCCGAGTTGCAAAGCCAATTTGATCATGACAGCGTTCTAAACCGATGTGTTTCCCGGTTTTTGACTCATGTCGTGGACAAGACTCGATTATCCAAATTGTTGCCCATTTCTGGTGAAGAAGTTCACTTCTTCAATCAGTATGTGGAGAATAAGAACCCTCCTCTTAGTGAGTATAAGGGTCCTGTTCCATTAGTCGCTCTTGATAAATATATGCACATGATCAAGACGACTTTGAAGCCTGTCGAAGAAGATTCTCTTATGATAGAGCGACCTATTCCCGCCACAATCACATATCACAAGAAGGGTGTAGTGATGATGACCTCACCCTATTTTCTGTGTGCGATGGTTCGTCTGCTCTTTGTTTTGAAGTCAAAGTTTACTGTGCCGACTGGAAAATACCACCAGATATTCCAGATGTGTCCCACGAGATTAAAAGAATCAAAGTTCTTCAAAGAAATTGATTTTTCAAAATTTGACAAATCTCAAGGTAGATTACATCATGATGTTCAATTCAAAATCCTCCAAATTCTTGGAATACCAGATCACTTTGTCACATCATGGTTCAATGCCCATGAAAAGAGTTTCATACGTGACAGGGACTGTGGTTTAGGATTTTCCGTTGATTTTCAACGACGTACTGGTGATGCATGCACGTACCTTGGAAACACTATTGTTACTTTGAGTGTTTTAAGCTACGTGTATGACCTATCGAACCCGAATATCTTGTTTGTTGCAGCAAGTGGGGATGATAGTCTTATAGGATCACTTGAGCCTTTACCTCGAGATAATGAAGATCTTTGTGTTTCACTCTTCAATTTCGAGACGAAATTTCCACATAATCAACCGTTCATATGTTCAAAATT